CTACTCCAGGAGTCTATCCCGGTATCACTCCGACATTTTCTGGGGTAACAAAACGTCGCAAATACTTAACTATGGGTCAGTATATTTGCGATGATAAGGTGACGACCCATAACAACTCAATCAATAACCTGATTCGCGGGGTTGGAGAGAGAGTATTGTTCACTGACAGACAGTTAACCAAATGTATTACTCCTGTTCCTGGTGTCTTTGAACGTAGGTGTGGATCTTTCAAGCGAACTGTAGCTAGTTGTATTGGCCGACAATCTCCTGTGACTAGACAAGAATTTGTCGAGTACTACAAGGGACCTCGGAGGACAATTTATCAACAAGCTGCTGACGGGCTGGTGTTAAAACCCGTCCGACCCCAAGATTCGCACCTGAGCACTTTTATTAAAGCGGAAAAAGTCAATCTCAGCAGTAAACCTGACCCTGCACCTCGAGTTATACAACCGAGACGGCCTAGGTATAATGTTGAATTGGGTAAGTATCTGCTGCCATTAGAACACAAGGTTTATAATGCGGTTGATAAATTATTTGGATCGCCCACCATTATGAGCAAGTACAACGCGTTCGATCAAGCTAAAATTTTACGTGCCAAATGGGATGAGTTCAAAGACCCTGTTTGTGTCGGTATGGACGCTTCTCGATTTGACCAACATGTTAGTGAAGACGCCTTGAGATTTGAACATTCCTTTTATGAGTTGATTTTTGGGAAAAATAAGGAATTGTTACAATTGTTGAGGTGGCAAATTAACAATATTGGATTTGCAATAGCCACAGATGGAAAATTTAGATATACCAAGAGAGGTTCCCGCATGTCTGGTGACATGAATACATCTCTGGGAAACAAGTTTTTGATGTGTTTGATGGCTTATGCATACATTAAAACTTTATCTTTTCGCGTTGAATTTGTTAACAATGGTGATGATTGCCTGTTAATATTTGAAAAATGTCATTTGAAGCAATTGTCTGGACTTAATCCCTACTTTGCTGATTTTGGCTTTAAAATTGTCCAAGAAGCACCAGTGTATGAGTTTGAACAAATCGAATTTTGTCAATGTAAACCTATAAGATGTAATGGAATATATAGGATGATTCGTAATGTTAAAACTTGTTTGCTTAAAGATGTTACAGCAGTGAATCTTGGACATGATGTCTTAGCTTATCAGAGGTGGTTGAAGAGTATTGCAGACTGTGGACTAGCATTTTGTGCTGATGTCCCAGTCATGGGATCTTTTTACAGAATGCTGAGTAGGTTTGGCGTTGATGGCGCTTTAATGGATGGTAAAAGAAGCGCCTTTAATTGCTATGCCACACTCAGCAAGAACGCTAAAATTGACTTCAACACACCTGATGACTATGGCAGATATTCTTTTTGGTTGCAAACAGGCATCCATCCTGACGCACAGATAGAGCTGGAGAAGTATTTTGACTCTGGTGTCTGGGGCGGCGATAAACGCCAATTTATCAATAATTATTCGCATTTAATTAAAAATGGCTCGTAAGCGCTCGAAAAACCAACAAGCTAGTTCCCAAGCTACAAAGTTGGCAATCATTCCAAGAATGCCTCGATTTAACATAAAAGGTTCTATTTCGGATCAAACTGTTTTGTCAGGTAATCGAAGAATTACGCACACTGTTGCAGCTGGTAATGGCCATGCGACAATACCACTTGATATAAATGCTGGACGAACATTAGATCCCATTGCTGATGTTGGACTTTTGTATAGACAATATAAGTATTTGCCTGGAACTTCCTATGTACATGTTCCTAGTGTTAGTTTAACTAGCGCTGGAACTGTTGCAGTTGCATATATAGATAACCCAGAGCAAATTGCTAACTGGATAGCTATTACTGGTGAGGCTAACAGATATGACTTTGTGACTGCCATTGGCAACCACAAGGCATATCCTATTTGGAAAGAGTTTACTTTTCCAGTTACTGCTCCTCCGAGAAGATTAACATATGATGTTAATGCTGTTCAACCTGCAGCCAATTTGTTGACTGTTGATGATATTGAACGTTCTTGGCAGGGTGCTGTTATTTTGTCTTTTGCTGGAGTTACACCTGATGCTGGAACTGTGTCTCGTGCTTATTTGCATCAAAGAATTATGTTGCGTGGTCTTTGTGGACAGCAAGTTGGTTAATTATATGGGGTAAACTCGAATTTTCTATGACTTAATGGCCTTTTGAACATGGGGGTGATTCGGCAGGTTTGGCGACCTCTCCGCTCGCTAGTGCACATGTAGCGATGAGCCGAAGAAGTTCAATTGGAGACGGAGATAGAAAGTCGTGGTCTAGGCAAGAAGCAACAGAGATGTTGTGGAGGGCGCACTAGATCGAATGATACTAAAACATGC